CCAATCATTCTGGCGGCGTAAGAGCAAATCTCGCGCCAAACAATGGATGAACCGCCGCCGCAGGACGCACTGGCTCAACCTCTATAAAGAGGCTCAGGGATGCAATCACTGCGGCTATGATGAAAATGGTATTGCGTTGCAGTTCCATCATCTGGATGACAAATCAAAAAACGTATCAGATATGCGTGATGCGTCACTAAAAGATCTGGTCAATGAGATCAGAAAATGTGTCGTAATATGTGCAAATTGTCACGCTATCGAAACCACAAGACTTCAACAAGCGAGGAGTAAAAAATGAGTAAAGCGTTTATTAGAAAGCCAATCATAAACTGCATCGGTCAAACCCAAGATCAGATTGATGATGCAAACCAAGTTATCACAATTATCTGGGGAACGTGTCAGGACAAAACAGAGACATATGCTTTTGATACAGAAGAAGACAAAGAAATGTTTTTGTTGGGTGTTGATGCCGCTTGCGGATATTTAGAATATGAAATCGAAGGGGAGCAAGTGTAATGGGTATGTCAAATTATGTCCTGCGTAGCGAAGGTTGGTTCGCTGATGAGGTTTCAAAATACATTGGCGAGTGCGAAGATATCACTGAACTTCAAGACAAGCTAGTGGTCAACAGGTCTTTTGATCTGTTGGCTCATATGTCAGATGAAGAAAAGACTGAGATGATGTCAGAGTTATGGGATGAGCATTGGTCTCAACACAATCATTGAGAGGAGAGTGATAATGATTAAATACGAAGATATGTATGATCGTCTGATGGATGTGACAAAGGAATTTTCAAATCAGGGTGCAACCCCTTTTCATGTGGCAAATGTTATGTCGCGCTTTGTTGTAGAATTATCATATAACTGCGCTCCAGACCCACAACAGGCAACGCACTTAATCTTGGATGCAATGACCTCGCGCATTGAGCGAGATAATGAGGAGAGTAATAATGACTGTAATAAATCTTAGGGTAACACCAGCCGAAATGAATGCCATTGAGGTTGGTCTGGATACAATCATTGAACAGCTTATGCACCCCTATCATAGGGACAACAGGCAGAAGCTAATCATGGCTCTTGAGGCTCAGGAAGCTGTTGAGTGCGCTTTGGAAAATGAGGAGTAAAAGCTATGGGTAACTTATTCAAATGGGCATCTGTTGCAGTGCTTGGATTGTTTTGTGCGTTTGCTGGTGTTGGTCTGGTTGAAGACCCCACCAAAAACATATTTGTAGCAATGGCTGTTCTGTATTCTGGAGCATTTATCTTTATTGTCGGGACAATTAAAATGATGAAAAGGGAGAGATGGGATGAGAACAATTAATATTGTACTAAGTTCTAGTGATGAAAAAACATTAGATAAAAAAATAGAAAACTACAAAACCTGTTATCCCCCATTGGGGTATGATACCAGAGTTCGTAGTATCAAATCATCAGATGGCTTACTACACGCTCATATCGAGCGCAATGAAAGCTGTGACTAATATGAACAGGTGACAGGATGTTGAACGGCGGTGTGGGACTGCCGCAAGCATACAGAGCCTGTCACCTAATCTCCCTCTGTGTGCATCCCACGCATAAAAAGGGGCGGTTCTAATGATCCGCCCCTTAGTTCTATGGAGAAGTACAAAAGTTACATGAAACTTTTTAGATGATCAACTACTATCATCAGTTCCTATTGGCTTCAAGCACTCTGCTGTAGCTGCCGCATATCCTGCCTTATCAACCAGACTATCCCAATGCTCAGGCGTGGCGCAAAGCCTAGCCGTTTTAACAGCATCAAGGCACAATCCCACTTGTATGGGCGTGACCTCTATGTCGAGTATTACACTCCACAGTCTGGCAATCTTCGTAAAATTATCTAATGGCGTACCATAATGATCACCTCTGGCATCAATCACGACTGCCGCCTCTTCCAGTAACTGTTTTCCTAATCTAGTCAAAATGGTGTCTCCCCATACTTTGCCGCATCGTATTGTGGCTCTGGCATATCTGAAAATGGATCATCAAGTTCGTGTGTGTATGTCGATGTGACAGGGTTGAAATACAGGCTTGCCTGACCCTGCTGGCCTACCCATGAAAAGCGGCACTTCCATACATGGATCTGGCTTTCGGTTTTGTTTGGGTCTGGACGATGGACTGTAAGCCCTACGTCTGCCTTGGCAAACCATGCGGCAGATCCTGATATATCATAGCCCTTTGGTGGCGGTATCTTGCCGTTCTGATCGCGCATCATCTTTGTTGGGTGTGCCACGAACCAGAGGTGTATCCCATGCGACTGAGCGAAGACCCTCAGCTTTGTAAGCATATCTGAAATCCAATCTGTCTCTGATATGTCACGGCTCTTGGCTATGTAGTTGTATGGGTCAATGATCGCGCCCTTGATGCCATTCCGCATCACCGCAACCTTCAGCCTTTCAATAATTCCCTCGACTGTAGCCATCGAACCATCAGCCTGATAGACAAAAGAGAAGTGAGATTGAATAAACGCTTTACCCCGTTCCAATTCATTTTTTGTCATTCGTGGTGTCATACCATCGAAGAAAGGCTTTTCAAGATATTTACTGATCAGCTTGGCTATGTGTATTCGTGGTTCGTTCTCAAACGAACAAATACCAAACTTCCAATCCTCCCGCGAAGCAAGATTTATCATAATTTGGTCAATAAATTCTGACTTGCCTGATGATGGGTGACCAGTAACAACCGTGAGTTGTCCTTCCACAACGCTGTAAAGGTCATCGACATTCGGGTAACCAGTCTTTGCCCCAGAACCCATGCCGTTGTCATAGATGTCATCAAGCTGTTTATAAAAGTGAGCGGCATCATATAGACCAGCAACAGGCCAAGGCTTACAGAATGCAGTAATGTCATCCAGTTTTTTCTTGCCGTGCTTCACAAGGACATCATTCGCGTCCTTGCAGTCCTCTGGGAACTCAACCTTCCAACATCTGTCCTTTCCTATGCGTCTGGCAATCTCTTCTGCCATTGCCTGTCCAGCACTATCGTGGTCTGTCGCAATTATTATTTTCGCGGCTAGGTCTATTTTCTTTTTTGCATCCCACAAGAACTTAAATTTGTTGTCCTCTTCTGGGTCAACATCTGCGTCCACCACCTTCATCACCGCGCCATTCGGCACACTTACCACGCTATCGTAACCAGCTTCCATGAACGACAAAGCGTCCATCTCCCCCTCACAAATAATCAGATCGTCATTTGTCGCCACGTTGTCTACATTAAAAAATGATTGTGGACTGCCGTTGCAAGAAAATCCCTTGTCAGACAAACTTCTTATTTTTGCTGCGTATTGCTGACCTTGATTTGTGTATGGAAAAACAACGCACTCAGTCTCAGAGTTTACTGCGCGTATGTAAGTCTTGGATGTTTTTAATTTTGCTTTTTTTGCTGTCTCTTCAGAGATGCCACGATTGCGTAACCAAGCGATTGAGTTTTCAGATAAATCTTTATAATCATGCTTAACCGCTAATTGCACTGGCTTTCTCCTAGTTTTGATTTTGTGGATTTCCAACTTTATTTTGCCTGTCTCCAAACAATGATGGCAGTTGTATAAAATATGTTCTTTTTCAATATTCAGGGAAAGGTCTCTCATGCCTTTTTTTCTTCTTGTCGAAGAGCAAAAAGGACACTGAACCCTGTGTTGACCAGCACCGAGTTTATGGGCTGTGCCAATGATAGAATTTTCAATTTTCATATGTTCCTCCATAGAACAGCAACCACGATATTCTCAGGAGAAAATGTTGTCAACCCCATAGTTGACTGAGATTATTTTGTTCGTGAATAGTGTTTATAATATATATATTATAATATATATGGTTATAATATATTAGTTATATATAACTTATTCTCTTTCTAATAAATGCTTGATCATTCTGCCTTTCATTTTCGCTAAGGCTGGCTTCATTGATAAAATTTCTATAAAATTTTTTCTCATTCTTGGTGTGTCTAGTGAGGCAAGATCGCATACTGTGTCGAAGTCAGGCGAATAAATCCATTCAGAGACTGAATCTTTTTGTTTTAAGTCTTCAAGATACGCATCTGAAATAGCTTGGGATACTACCTGTCTCCAGAGGCGACACTCTGATGAGAGTTCTGGGGCAGTCTCTGTCAAGCGACCAGTATATATGCTTCTGTTTAACTTGCCTGTCATTTTCGTAGATAAGCCCCTGCATACAATCTAAAATTAAACTCTCGTCAAGGTCTGGCCTTCTTGAAGAATAATAAATTAACATCTCAACACATACATCCGACTTGAATAATTCGTCAAGTTTTTCACATTGATCACAAAATGTCTTTACATATTTTCGTGCCTTGTCAGATTTTATTGATATGGGTCTTCCCTTGAGTCTTACGATCTTTCTGCTGTTGGCCTTGCTGGCTGGTTCTCCAAGTATCTGAAATTGATGTACTTTTTTAGCCATATTTAATATCCATCCTACCTATTGACAATACTGTATATAAGTGCCATATAGGTAATTGAAGTTGGGAGACTTAAATGCAAATTACAAACAATCATAACCTACCTGCCTCATTCGTCAACTTTGCTCGTAATGACAAATACAGCAAGGGCGAATCCGATATCTCTGTCACCACTTTAATAGATAGTCCTCGCGTAAGATTATTACGAGAGGCTCGCTCTGCTGAAATGACATCAGATGCGGCAGATATGATTTGGCCTTTGTTTGGAACAGCCGTTCATCACATTCTTGAAAGCGCATCAGATGATGAGAACGTCACTCTTGAGGAGCGTCTGTACGCCAAAGTAAATGACTGGGTGTTGTCAGGCGCTGTTGATCACCAGAAGATCGAAGGCAACTCCATCAGCATCACCGACTACAAGGTTACCAGTGTGTGGTCTGTTATT